AAAAGATAAAGCAAATATAAAGAATGAAGAAGTTTTAGATAGTATAGCTGATATGTTATTCAGTCCACTATTTCAAGAAAAGCTTAACCATTCAACTCCTGCAGAAATAGATTCAAAAGTACAAGCATTTTTAGCATGATAGCATTATACCCAGGAGCATTTAAACCACCTCATAGAGGTCATTTTAACGTTGTAAAATCTTTACTTGACGGATCTTATAAAGGTACTGTATATAATAAAGATGATTATAAAGAGAAAGCTTCTGATTTATTTAAAGGAGAATTTAAAGGTAAACCTAATATAGATAAAGTAGTAATATTTATTGGAGGAGGAGAGAGAAATGGGATTACTAAAGCAGAAGCTACTGCAATATGGGAGATGTATTCTCAACACTTAGGTAATGTGGAGATAGTAGATGGACAGAAAAACCCAATGTTTGCTGCAAAAGACTACGCAAGAGCAAATGAAAAAGACTCATTTGTAGCAATTACAGGCCTTAGAGGGGAAGAGGATTTTGTAGATTTAAAAAGGGTTACTACATTTAATAATGTAGATAACGTAGAAGGTCTAGCTTTACAAGCTGCACCCGGTTCTGGAGTTAGAGCAACCGATTTTAGAAAAAGCATACTCTCAGGTAATTTAGATAAAATAATAGATTTTTTCCCTGAAGAGTTATCAAGAGAAGAAATCTTAAATATTTTAAACGATTTGAAAGATAAAATAGTAGCAGAAATTATTAGTAATAACATCTCATCTTTTGTAACTGAATACTTTACTGAAGATATATCAGAAGATAGCGGTAGAAATAGACTATCCACTGAACCTATATTACCCTCTAAAGATAAAGCTCATTTAATTACTCTTTACAACCGTATACAAAACCAAATCGGAAGTGAAGGAATCAATATAGTTTATAATAATGATCATATAAAAATATCTTTAAAGAATCAAGATGATAAAGTAGGGTTTGATTATACTCCATTTATGGGGTCTATACTAGAATATATGCTAGATCAAAAGATGAATATTACTCCTCTACCGGAAATTAAAATAAGAAGAGATTTAGCAGAATCAGAATCATTTTTTGGTAAAACAGCACATTACGACCCTGCTTCTAAAGAAGTAGTTTTGTATGTACAAGGTAGACACCCTAAAGATGTTATGAGATCTTTTTCTCATGAAATGGTTCACCACATTCAAAACCTAGAAAATAGATTAGGTTCTATAGCTACTACTGACACTAATGAAGATGATAATTTATTGGAATTAGAAAAAGAAGCTTACTTAGTTGGTAATATTACTTTTCGTAACTGGGAGGATAGTATAAAGAATAGCAATAAATAATCGTATTTAAAGTTGGATATCTGCATGAAATTTCTTATATTAAGGTATATAATAGAGTAAAATAAAGGTTATGAAACAAAGTTTAAAAGAATTATTACACGAAACTCCAAAATATCAGATATACTGTGATATGGATGGAGTATTAACAGATTTTGAAAGGAGATTCCACGAAAAGTTAAATGAAATCGGTCCTAAACATTACCCACTAAAAGATATCAAAAGGGTTATTAAACCAAAAGATTTTGAAGAAATATTTGGACCAGAAGAATTTTGGAACTTTATAGATGGGATAGTGGGAGTAGGATTCTGGGTCGGTATGGACTGGATGCCTAGAGGACAAGAACTATGGAACTTTATCAGTAAATATAATACTAAACTCCTTACTTCTCCTTCCAGAAATAATACCTCTAGATTAGGTAAAAACTTATGGGTTAAAAATAATTTAAACCCTAAACCTAAAGTTATATTCGCATACTCTTCTAATAAGCAAAATTATGCTAATGAAAATAGTATTCTTATAGATGATAAAAAATCTAATATAGATGAATGGACATCTAAAGGAGGTATAGCATTAAGGGTAAAAAATGGAGACATTACTCCTGTGCTAAAGCACTTAAAAGATTTAGGATATGAGTGATAATACTCTTAAAAAAGAATTTAAACATTCTGATGTTAGCCGTATACGTAATTTAGTAAATAAAGATTTTACTTCTAAAACTAAATCACAAACCGGGTATAAACGTACTCATACTAGCTATGAAGAAGGAGATACTTGGGAAGAGTCCGGTAAGAAGTGGACTATTAAAGACGGTATAAAGCAGAACATTACCAAACTAGACTCAGCTAAAAAACTTGTAAAAGTACCTTATGCCTGTCCAAAATGTAAGGAACCTATTAACAGTCAGCTAAGCGTCAAAGTTTATAAGATAAACAAGATGTGTTTAAATTGTTTCGTTGCTTTTGAAGCAGAATTAAAAAGAAATGGTTTATATGACAATTATGTTAAACAAATTAAAAAAGGTAATATAGCCAAGTTTGCTAAAGACTTAGAGGAGTGGGCTGATGAATCTTTTGATTACCAAAATACATACGTTACCGAACAGGGCGATATAGAAACCTGGGATAACAATAATGAAGCGGTAAAAGCAAAGCTTTCTAAAGAAATCAAAGAGTATCTTAAATACCTCAGGTCAAAGTTAGATTAGTAATATTTATAGTATATATACTACCATGACTCAAAAAGATATTCTAGAATCAGTACTCAAAGAAATTAAGCATATTAAAGGGCACATGCCTAATGGAGAGCTTAAACAAATGCAAGCGGACATGTCAGACCTTAAAGAAGATATTTCAGAATTGAAATATTCTATTCTTAATCCTGATAATGGAGTTATAGTAAACACTAATAAAAACACAGAATTTAGACAAATACTTCAAGCTAATCAAAAAGAATTTGAAGCTAAATTAGCTGAAGTTGAATCTATTAAACTCTGGAAAGAAGGAGTTACTAGAGCACTTTGGATTATATTCGGTATAATAGCTGCAATTATCATAAGAATGTTTATGATGCATGCAGAAGGATAACATGACTAGAAAAGAAATAACAAACATCACCGCTGAGTCATTAAGAGACTGGTTTAAGAAAGAGAAGTGGGTTCGCATCTCTTCTTCTGGTAATATAGCTGGTGATTGCGGTACATCTAAAAATAAAAAGAACCCTGATAGATGCTTACCAAAAGCTAAAGCACAGAGTTTAACTAAAGGCCAGAGAGCCGCTACTGCAGCCAAGAAAAAGAAAGCAGGAAGTAAAGGAAAGACAGTCGTGAAAAATACAAAAAAAGCAACAGTAAAGAAAGAGGGCCTTTGGGCTAACATTAATGCTAAGAAAAAAGCAGGAAAGAAATCTTCCCATAAAAATTCTAATGCATATAAAGATGCTAAGAAAGCAGGTAATGCACTAAAGCAAGAAACTAAAGAAGCTCCATCAGGACATTATTTTACTAAATCAGGTAATTTAGTTAAAGGCAGAATGTCTGCAGATGCTAAAGAAAGAGGAGCTAGAAAAAGTGATCCTAAAGATAAAATGAGATCTAAAGTACCTAAAGCTACACAGTACTCTGAAACTGCTAACCCTCAAGATGGTAAAGCAGCACCTTTTGGATCAGGGTATAAAAAATTAACTAAAGAAGATATTAGAAATTTAGTGGTAGGTACAGTAGCAGAAATGCAAAATGAAAATACTATCATGGAAAAAGATGATAGGTGTACTAGATTAGCAAAAAGCAAATACGATACATGGCCATCAGCTTATGCTTCAGGAGCAGTAGTTAGATGTAGAAGAGGTGAAATCTGGAAAAAGAAATAACAATGTTTTTATCCCTTGCCCAACTTATAGGAGAAATCGTAGACGGTAAAATCGAATGCAATAACTGTGATTGGTCTTGGAATAAAGTTGACGGTGGGAATGATTTATACGTATGTCACAAATGTGGGTACGATAATACACCATCAGCATTAGAGAACTTTAAAGACGGTAAAAAGAAAGGTAAATCTAGACCCGGTAGAGTTAAAAAATCAGGAGCATCATGTAAAGGATCTGTAACCGATCTTCGTAGAAAAGCTAAGAATGCATCAGGTGAAAAAGCTAAAATGTACCACTGGTGTGCTAATATGAAAGGTGGGAAGAAAAAATGATATTAACCGACAATAAACTTCACAGACAAGCGTATTACTTAGACCCCACCGATGAAATAGAGGTTCTAAAAGACCCTAAATGTGTAGATTTATTTGACCAAAATGGATATCATTTAACTAAAGCCGAACAAGTTTTTTTATCTGAAAACGGATTCGAACCTATAGAGAGAAGACATGAAGACTGTATGAGAACTGACTGGCTTGTATGGGACAAAAGAAAAGGAGCCCATATTAACCACTCAGACTTATTTGAAAGGAAAGCTTTTGACTCTGTTGCTTTAGAGCAAATACTTTATATAGCTAAAGAAAATAATCCTATGTTATATAAATTAACCAAAATGAAACCTAAATGGGGCATTGATATATCTATTGATTACGTATCAGAAGATGCTGTTTTTGAAGTATTTCATTATGAATGGGATTCGTTTGAATACGATGCTGTAATAGAAAAAAAGTTGGAAATTGAGCAATTAGTTCTTAACTTAGATTGGGATGATGTAGCTATCAATTTATGGAAGAAGAAAGATGAATGGTATAATCTTGATTTTTTCGAACAAACAAAGTGGAGAACAGATTTTTTTGGTATTTCACCGGAAAAGTTCAAAAACGTTATTTGGGATAACTAATCTATTTATTTATATACGTATATAATACAACTATATTATGACCTACCAAGAAATTAAATCACGTCTTGAAAAATGTGAATACTCACTAAAAACTATTCAAGATGCAAAATACTCCAAATCTAATCATAATATTTCTGATAAGATACAAAAACTACAGATACTCAAAGAGTCTCTAAAGACTAGATTAAAAGAAGCTGAAAAAGGAGTTATATATACCGACGATGAAAAGAAAGCTAAAGATCTAGCAGATGATGGATCAAACGTACAGTTAACCAAAGAAGGTCCGTATCAAACTACTTATGTTAAAGTAGCTCAAAGAGATTATAAGAAAGCAATGGCTATATTAGATCGTGCTATAGATCCAACTTATACCAAGATGGATATTGTAGACGATGACGGAGATGGTAATGTAATTATATATTTCAACTTTAGAGCTAAAGATGACGGAGAACCAGATGAAGATCAAGGAGAGTTTATATATGACTTATCTATGGACTTACAGTCTCGTGGTGTGCAAGTAGTAGCCGCTAGTCACGATATTGATGAAGCAAGAGATATTAATGACCCTGTTCTTATGAAATTAAGAGCTCTTAAGACTAAAATAGGTAGAAAGAAAGGTATCGTTAAAGGAGGAGAAAGACATACAGGTAAAAAGACAGCTCTAATATCTAAACTTCAAACTAAAAGAGACCAGGTAATGAGAGATATGGAACAGGAAGCTGAAC